TTATCCTAGCTCGCTTAACGTGTTCGGTCATGACGTAAGCGTAAAAGTTTTCAGTGACCCTATCGAGGTAGTGGAGGGCGGTCAGCAGACTGATGTTGTGCTTGCACAATATGATCCTCAGACGACTACCATTTCTCTGATGCATGTGCCGGACAAGCCGGCCATAGGCATGAGTAATTGTTTGCATGAGATCATCGAATGCATAGACGTTCATGCTGATCTTAAGCTTAATCATACTCAGATATCTACGTTGGCGTCTGGTATGTATCAAGCATTGGCTAGTGGCAAGTTTAACTTTAGTGACACCCCTATTCAGTAACTATGACTATGGCAAAGGCAGGTAGTAGTTGGGCAGCCACTAACCCACATAAAGCACAGGAAGCTCTCAGATTGTATAGAACATACAAGTATACGCAGCCTGAGATCTGTGCACTGGTAGGATGCTCAGAGCACGTACTGTATAATCTTGTGTATAAGTTTTGCACAAAACAAGAAAGGGCGTGTGCTACTGCAGCATCAATAAAACGAAGGACATACCCACGTGGTGCGCCTAACATAATAGTTGGATTAACCAAAGATTTGTTAGGTTATCAATACGCTAGGTGTCCTTCTTGGTGGACAGGTAAGACGTTAGGCGGAAGAGTCAGAGCGCATAAGTTAGTATGTGCTAAGATCTACGGTTTAACTGAAATACCTGAAGGGTTTGTTGTACACCACATAAATCACAATAGGTCAGATAACAGGTGGTGTAACTTGGAATTAATGCGTGCTTCTGACCATGCAGCATACCATAACAAGACGCGCACGCGCACAAAGCGGAGGTAAACTTTGGACGAGCCAGTTATGAAACTGTGCCCGCTGGAAAACGGGAGTACATGCCAAGTATGTTCCAGTAAACATCTTGACATATACAAAACGATGAGCGGGATGTTCTTTGTTAAATGTTTTGGTTGTGGTTATGAATCTCCTCTTGTGGATACTGCTCAGCTGGCTAAGGTTATCTGGTTGCCTTAACAGAGGTAGTGTGCATATGTGAGATCTATAAAATCAACCTATAACAAGACAAGGTTTGCTTCTAAGTTTGAAGCAGAACTTGCTAAAAAGTTCGACGAGCTTGGTATCAAGTGGGAGTATGAACCTTGTCGTATTCCTTGGCAGCCCGCTGTACGATATTATAAACCTGACTTTAAGGTTACACTTCCAGACGGTGAGGAGTTCTTTGTCGAAGCAAAGGGATACTTTGATCCCTCTATGCGAAGTAAGATGGCTCAGATTCGTGAGCAACATCCAGACTTAGATATACGTTTCGTCTTCATGCTTGAAGATAAAGTTATCTCTCGGTCTACAAAGAACCCCACCACGTACAAAACGTGGGCTAAACGACACGGCTACTCGTGTTGGAAGCCTGATACCTTAGCTGAGAGTAATAGTACTAATGTCGAACGAAAGACTGATAGAACAGGCAAACATGGAAGCACTCGAAGAAGTAAAGGAAGCCATCAAGGACGCGCATAAACGCCACCCTGAGACGCATCCGTCTATCGAGCATTCTGCTTGGATTCTCAAAGAAGAGATGGCCGAGCTGAAACATGAGCTTTACAAACCGGAGAGATGGCGTGACACTACTGCGATTTGTGAGGAAGCCTGTCAGGTTGCTGCTTCTGCTATCCGCCTGATTGCTGATATGAAAGTCCGTAAGATGGAAGGGTATAAGGAGCACGAACATTACCGTCACGCAGCATAAGCTGAGGTAATCTATGACAACAGAGGAGTGTGATCTCCTCTTGTATGCATTTGACTTGGGTTTGTCTATACGGTTAATATCTCTATTTACTGGACGCTCAAGATACTTGGTATCTAAAGTTGTTCATTCAGCACATAAAGATATAAAAGATCACACTAAGCTATGTATTAAAAATACATCTTATTGTCATCGTGTTCCGTGTAAAGATAGGGCGCCTAAGTTAAATGGAGCAGGATACTATATAAGTAGGACTCCTTCTTGGTGGAAAGGGCATAAGCGTAGACTATCAAACTGCTCAACATATGTCCTTTCACACATACTTGTAGCATGTAAACGTGCAGGGTTGACGTACTTACCTGAAGGCTTAGTAGTTCATCATATAGATGGTGTACGAACTAATAACAACGTAAACAATCTAGTTATCTTAACTAGACAAGAGCACATGAAACTACACGCTCTTGAAAGGAGATTAACCTTGGGGTAATGTGTTGGCTCAAAGATCACAACTGGGAAAGCACTGAAGTGTGGACTGGCACTGCGTATGACATCATCCGTATTGAAGTCGAACAGTTCAAGTGCTCTCGTTGTGGTAAGACAAAGAAGTCTGTCCGAGTGTTTGGTAAGTTGAGTAAGAAAGTAGCAGAAGATATTGTTGACAATTCCACAGGAGTAGTTAATGATAGATATGTGAAAGAAACTTCACCCAATGAAGTTATTACTCTTACCGATACAAAGGAAGACAAATGCAAGAAGGCAGCGTAAAAGCATATAGTACCGCTCTTCTTTATGCACTGACAGCTAACGGAAAGACAATGACGTGGCAAGCTCATGCGTATGAAAACGAAGACGGTACAGCCAGCATACTTATTCAGTCTGGTTACGAAGGTGGTGCTCTTAAGGAGACTACTCGTTCCTATAACTGTGGTAAGAATGCTGGCAAGAAGAATGCTACGACTGCGCTACAACAAGCTGTAAATGAAACTAAGTCTAGGTTCAAGAAGCAGCTTGATAAGGGATACAGGGAGAGTAAGGCCGAGCTGTCTGCTCTCCCTATTCGTCCTATGCTAGCTCAGTCTTATATAGATCATCAAAACAAAGTCAGTGACGACACGATCTATATCTGTCAACCCAAGCTCAACGGTGTACGTTGTACAGTTCAAAGACACGGTGACAAGATAACCTTCCTGTCAAGAACAGGTAAAGTATACGATGTCTTGTATCACCATAATAAACTCTGCAAAGAGTTGTTTGAAGTTATGCCTGATGGATGTGCATGGGACGGTGAGATCTACTGTCATGGTATGCCACTGCAAGACATAGTGTCTGCTGTCAAAGCATACAGTCCTGCCACAAACAAGTTGCAGTACTGGGTGTACGACACCATCAGTGAAGAACTTCAGTTTGAACGCATTGCACGTTACCGTGCTTTGCTTGCAGATAAAGATCTTAAAAAAGTTGTGGCTTGCCCTATTGACTATGTCAAAGGAATAGTTAATATAAAGAAGAAACAAGAAGACTATCTTGCAGAAGGATATGAAGGACTGATGCTACGTAAGTACAGTGCTAAGTATCGGCAAGGTGTTAGGTCTTATGATCTTCTGAAGTATAAGAACTTTAGAGACACTGAGTACAAAGTCACAGGGTTCTCAGCAGACGTAGATAAATGTATTATCTTTGAGTTCTTTAACAAAGGTAAACCTTTCTCTTCTGTTCCATGCTGGACAAAAGCACAACGACAAGAAGCATATCGGAGGGGTTGTTTAGACTTCAATACTTGGATAGGTAAGAAGGCAACAGTACGTTGCTCTGACTTCTCTAAGGATGGAACCCCCATCGGAAACCCCGTAGTCACAGCCATAAGGGATTATGAGTGAGCTTCTTCGATATGATTAACAAGGCACTTAAACATTCTGATGAGGTTCCAATTCCTTCTCGTAGGAAGGATGATCCTTACTGGGGTACGTTGCCAAGGATGTGTCGTCAGTGCACAAACAGAGAGGAAACAACACCTCCAGCATCCTTGAAGAAAGCAGGAGTTAAACCCTGCCAGTTCTGCAAGGTGTTTGAGAAAGCTTGCTACATTGCGTCGACAGTGTGCCGTCGTGTTGTAGAGCCTCTTAACTTTAAGGTAAAGAAAAAATGAAAGACACAAAGTATTTCAAGGCAAAAGAATTTCAGTGTAAGTGTGGGTGTAACACAAACGAAATGAATCAAGAGTTTGTGGATAAGCTTACCCTTGCACGCGAAATCGCCGGTATTCCTTTCGTCATTACTTCTGGATACCGTTGTCCTGCACACAACAAAGCTGTTGGTGGTGTAGCTGGTTCATCCCATACAACTGGGTACGCTGCTGATATCAGTGCGGCTACTGGTGAACAGAAGTTCAAGATTGTTCAGGCTCTTATTACAGCAGGCTTTACTCGTGTTGGTATCGCTAAGTCTTTCATCCATGTGGATAGCGATCCCAAGAAGCCGAGTCCGACTATTTGGTTGTACTAGGAGCTGACATGAAGTTCCGTGCTCGTTACCGTGGTAAAGGAGCCAACGGAAAGTATGTCACAACTCAGATGTTTATCAACGCAACAAACGAAGTTGAAGCTAAGGAAGAAGCAAACAAGCGTATTCCAGAAGTGGTCAAGCGTTTGACTGAGCGTGAAGGACAGGATGTTGGACATGTTGTCTGTTGGAAGATTGAACCTCATGAACAAAAGAAAAGAAAGGAAGAAATGTATGTCGGTTAATAAAGAAGCTGTGTTGGAAGAAGTGCGTGCTCAGTTGGCTGTTGAGAACTGGGTAAAAGATGTAGCTAAGGAGAATGAAGCCAGTGACGAATACAGTCCTCGTTCTAATCGTCTTCTTCTTTGGGACTGCTTTGCTGATGAAGTAGGCAGACACGTTGAAGAGTACACTGTTCCTCAGTACGGTGACTTCCCCGGTGATAATGTTGCCTCTTGGTCTGCTGATGATTGTGTCAAACAGATTCAGAAGTATGTGAACCGTATGGATTCTAACTCTCGTGGTGAGCTTGAAGCTACGCGTGACTTGCTCAAGATTGCACACTATGCTTCTCTTGTGTGGTGCAAGCGTCTTGGCTTTGAAGAAGCTCTTGCGGAAGTAAGGAAGGAACAGGAAGTACAGCCTGAAGTTCAGGAAGAGGTGCAGAATGGGTAAGGTATACTTCGTCTTCCAAGAAGAATCTATTCTTGGTCTGCTTAAGAACTATGCAGCAGCTGGTAAGTTTGGTTTGCAGGACGTTGAGTACCTGCAGGTGAAAGACAATGCAGACTACAGTGAGAAAGGTTCTGTCATCACAAAGGATGACGCTGTAGTCTATGTTGACTTTCAGCCTGACTGTGAACGTGCTCGCATTATTGCACACGAGCTTAAGTGTCCTATCCGTTGGTGTGATGAAGCTGGTCTTAAGATGATTGATGTTAAACAGATCTTTAGGCTTGACCAACAAGCAGCTCAAGCTGCTGTGGAAGCTGACGTTGATGCACCTTTTGCAGCAGGAGTAGAATTTAATGCCTAGTACGTATGTCTTTTATCATGAAGATGCTGACGGGCATTGTGCTGCTGCTGTCTTCAAGTACTCCTGTGACCAGAACGAAGAGCTTGACCTTCGCTCCATTAACTACGGGTATGACTCTAACAAGATGTTCGGTGATCTCGAAACTGGTGCTCGGCTTGTGTTCCTTGACTTCTGTCCTACTGAAGAAGACCTCAAGGCTCTTCATGACAAAGGCTTTCCTATTGTAGTTGTTGACCACCACAAGTCTTCTGTGTGGGCTAAGGATTACGATACGACAGGTACAGACACTAAGCCTTACATCCGTGTGTATCACAGTATCTATCAGTCTGGTTGTGAGATTACTTGGGGAACCTTTATGGGTGAAGCCAAGATGCCTCCTGCTGTGTGGATGACTGGTAGGTACGATGTGTGGGATCATCAGGCAGACGAACGCATTGTTCCTTTCATCACAGGTATGAAGCTCATCATCACCGACCCTGCTACGGAAGATGGTTATGAGTTCTGGAAAGCGTGCTTTGAAACTATCGACACTCTTCCTGCAGATGCACCTGACGAAGAACGTGCTAAGCGTATGAAGTGGGATGTAGTCCTGCAACTTATCAACATGGGTAATGTTGCACATATGTATCGCCTTGGCCTTGCTGAGGAACGTGAACGTAATGTGCACGACATGGTGATTGAAGGCAAGAAGTTCCTTATGGTGAACTCAAAGCTTTCTGATAGCTATGACTTCCCTATGCAGAAGCTTGATGATAGTTACTTTGGCTTTGGCTGGTACTACTGGGACGGAAAGGAATGGCACTTCAGTATGCGCTCTGAAGGTGATAACGACCTTACTACCGTTGCTGGTATTCGTGGTCATAAGAATGCAGCAGGCTTTATGATGTATGGTTTTCAAGACCCTAGCATCTATCTGAAGGCTGCTCATGAAAGTAATTGATCCTTCTGTCATAGTGTCTTTGCAATCTGCTCCACACTTCATCATGCAAACGATTGAAGACGCTGGACGTACCTGTTATAAATCGGAGGATAAAATCAATGAAACTTCTCACGTGGCTTTCATCGAGCGACTTGTACGTCGAGGGCACGAAGCTATGCTCGAACACGGGTACGCTACTGCACACTTTCGGATTGACCGTGGTATCTCTCATGAATTGGTGCGTCACCGCCTTGCGAGTTTCGCTCAAGAAAGTACTCGATATTGCAACTACAAGGATAAGGACATTGAGTTCGTAAGACCTTCTTGGTTTACTAATGAAGAAGCAGACAAAGCTCTTGAGAATTACAGCTATTACTTGGCTAACCCTAGTCAGAATATCAAGAAGTACGCCATCATCAAGTGGTTCGACATATGTCAAGACACAGGTGTTGCGTATAAAGAGCTTATAAACCACTGTGGACGTAGCCCACAGGAGGCTAGGTCTGTTCTTCCTAATGCCCTTGCCACTGACATTGTAGTAACAGCTAACCTTCGAGAGTGGAGAACTATCCTTAAACTCAGGTGTGCAAAGGATGCTCATCCAGACATGCGGTACATTATGCTACGGCTGCTGAGTGATATGCACAAACTCTTTCCGCCTGTGTTTGAAGATATCTATCAGCTCTACAAGGAGGAAGTAGATGCGCTTGCTAGAGATCTTGTATACGTTCTTCCACACACGGAAGAAAGTGGAACAGACGCCTGAGACATGCCATTGGTGTAAAGACTATCCTTACTGGGATTGTTGCAATGCTTGGCGTGACTATGAAGACTACTGCTCCACATGTAAAAACTTTAAACCTGCAACTAACGAGGATATAGAACATGACTAAGTTTGAAATCAAGGCTACCTGTAATGGCAAGGACTACAACATTGACTTTGAAGTTCCGAAGGATATCAAGCAGGAAGACTGGGATCAGTTCTCCAAGCTGTTGAAGATGGCCTGCCAGCAAATGGGTAAGTAACCCTTGACAAACTTCTAATAAGTCTTATACTCTTATAAGACACATCGTGTTACCTTAAACGTAGTTGTTAGCTACGTCAGAGACAGGTGGACTTTATCTCCTTGGCTACCTGTCTCTGTCCTAACGCTTAACTAACTAGAAGGTTGAACATGATGGAACAAGGCTCTCTTGCGGATCTCCTTACTCTCGCTAAGTCTGGTGACGACAACAAGCTTGGCGAAATGATGGCTATGATGAACGGTGGTATGGGTGGTCAGCAGTGGATGTGGTGGATCCTTATCATTCTGTTCGCTTTCGGAGGGTTTGGTAACGGTATGTTTGGACGTAATATGGCTCCCAATGGTCTGGACAATGCGAACCAACTCATCCTTGAAAAGCTGAACGGCATGTCTGTTGAACAGTGCGGTCAGTTCTCTCGTGTCGGTAACGGCATCTGTGATAGCACCTACGCTATTACCAATGCTGTACGTGACGCTCGGGACGCTGCTTCGGCGTGTTGCTGCGAAACCAATCTGAACATCGAACGTGCGTCTAACGCTAATCAGCGTGCCACTGACGCGCTGTCTCACCAGCTTTCCGATTGCTGCTGCCAGACGCAGCTCCGTATGCAGGATCTTGCTACTGGTATTCGGGAACAGGCTACGGCCAATCAGTTCCAGAACCAGCAGGAATTCTGTGACATCAAGACCCGCATGGCCGCCAACCATTGTGAAACGCTTGCTGCCATTCAGGCTAATCAGGCGGCGATCATTGGTTACATGACTCAGGAAAAGATCAGTGGGCTGGAACGTGAGAACGCTGCGCTTACGATGCAGCTGTCTCAGAATGCTCAGACCCGTGCTATCATTGAAGCACTGTCTAAGACTTCTACTACCACGCCTGCTGCCTAGTAGTTAAAGCATAGCTTGATAGTTTGGGGGAGCTACGGTTCCCCCTTTCTTATAAGGACTAAACATGTTTGGTGTTCCTTCAATCGAAGAACGTATTAAGAAAGCTCAACATAATGTTGACGTATATAAAAGTGAGCTTGATAGAGCGGTTCATAATGTTGAACGCTATCAAGTTTGCTTGAATAAAGCCATGTCTCGGGTAGGGGAGCTTTCCCTGCTGAAAGACGTGCGGGATGGCAAGCTCCTCGTACTCGATCTTGAGAGTATGGAACCTGCCCGCATCGCATTCCTCTAAGGGAGGTACGTATGGCCTGTGGTGGTAAGAAAAAGAAAAAGGGACGCTAGGTCTTGACAACGGAACTATGTTCCTTCAAGTTTTTCTTTCAGAAAACACTTGACAACTTTTCGTTAATGATTATCTTATAATCAAGAGCGACAGTTGCGTGGACTGGCTGTACTCTGGGAGTGACCCACTGGTTGCATACACACGCAGAAACCCCTTGCAGGAAAGATCAAGAACTGCAGGGGGTTTTCTATTAGAGGAGTTACGATGTCGAAACTTACTGCTCTCGCAGAATACGTCCATACGTGGGCACCTATAGCCACGCAGCTATTAGCTTCTGACAATGACGCTGTTAAAATGTACGGTGTTAAGATTCAGCAAGAAGTGGACGTTAAGAAACGTCAGCTTGAAGCAGAACTTGGAGAAGCTAAAGCTATTCTAGGTATGACTCTAGCAACACAACCTAGTCAACAGAAAGAAGTCAGCAACCCTGAACTAGTAGAGCATTCGACTATTCATGGTTGTACAGAAACACAAGTCAAAACAGAATGCACTATCGAACTGTAGATACAAAGAAACCCCCTTTGGGCCTTCGGGCTCTTAGGGGGTTTTCTTTTGCCTAATTTTTATCTTCAGGCATATCAGCAAGTAGCTGTTTTATTTCATGCACACGTGAAACATTGACACCGTTCTTGAGGGACATGATCTCAGCAAACTTCTTGAAGCCAAAGGCAGATGACACACAGATACCAAATGCTATCTGATACCAGTCAGGCATAGTAGCAAAGGTTTCAAACCCATGTGTTACCCAGTCTGCTGTCCACGGACACCAAGCAAGAATAAGTGGCATAGAGATAACTACTGTCCAGAACTCATCCTTCCATCCAGAGTTGTCGAGGGAGTCTTTCTCCCACGCAATATCTCCCACCACCCCAGACTTGTAGAGATCAATCTTAGCAGCAGCTCTCGCTTTAGCTACTTCGATCTTACTCTGCAACTCTACCTCTTTGAGTTTTTGCCTACTCGTGAACCATCCCACAACACCGGAAACAAGTGCTTCAACAGGCTTAGCGATTATGTCTAGCATAGTTAATCCCTATAGTCAAGACCTGACTGCTTAGCCACACGAGTAAGTTCCTTCATCAAAAATTCTCTGCGCTTCTGCAGCTTTTCCTTTTCTTCGTAGAACTTAGTACCCGTAGACTTGTTGTTCTTTTCATTCAACTTCTCAAGCTTGCGAACGCTATTCAAGCGAGCATTGATAGAATCATATCTACCCTTGAGCTGCTGAATAGTTCTGTTCTTGTTTCTAATCTCAGTACGTTCATCAGGAGAAAGAGTTGTATCCTTCTGTGCAAGCTCAAGTTCATTCAAGCCAGTCTGCATCTTATTACGAATCTTACTGTACTCATTAAGTGTATCACCATAGCCAACCTTACCGAAGAAAGAGTTAGCAATAGGTACATTCTTCAACTCAATAGGAGCACCAGTAACAGGAGAGGTCAACATGCCAAGAGCTTGTGTGACTACTCTGCCAAGGCCACCCATGTACGATTCAGTAAGATGCTGGATGGTTTCAGGAGACACATCAATCCAACCCTTCTCAACCTTAGACCCGAATGTCCAAGAGTTCAGTGTCTCTGCCACAGCACGACACCACATAGGATTAGTACCCCAGTACTTCTGGCTGTCAGGTACTTCACCCTTAAAGCTGTGCGTACTTTCAGGCATAAGAGCATAACCAAAGCTGTTCTGGTTGGCTACTACTTCACCGATAGGACGGAAGATAGTAGGCAAGAAGTTCAACATGGAAGCTCCACCAGTAGGATTGAAGTTATCAAATGAAGCACCAAAGATTTTAGTAGCAGCAGAGGAAGGCTTGGTGCGTCCACTGATTACACCTTCCATTGCATTTGCAGCTACCCAAAAGATATTATAACCATAAGGCAGGGGGATCTTTACATATCCACCATCACCAAAAGGTGCAGGTATAATAAAGTTACTGTCCTTGATATAGTCAGGAATCTTATCATACTTACTTACACCATCGTCATCGTCACCCATAAGCCACCTACACAGTAGTGCGTGTGGAATACCACAAGCTACTGAATAAGCCATGAAAGCAGCGGTTCTCTTTGCATTGTTTGCAAAGCTATCTCCACGCCTCCAGAGGTTACGCAAGATACGCACGTTACCACCGATGTTAGCAGAAGAGAATGCCCACAGACTGTTGAAGAGAGGAGCCCACGAACCCTTACGAGTAAAGTTAACCGTGATCTCCAGAGCTTCGTTAGCTGCACGTTGATGTGCAGTATCCATCATCTCTTGCATCTGTTGAGCTGACCAACCATTACGCTTAGCTTCCTGAGCAATATGATTGTCAAACTCTTGTGTCAGAGCAACGAACACAGAGAACCGAGTAGCATTTTCAGATACATCAGAGATAGTATCCAGATACTTAAGAGCACCGTCAAGAGTCTTACGAAGGTTACCCTTCTGCTTTGACAATTCACGTACATCCTTGTACATAGTCTTGTAGTCATTAGCAAGGAACATACGAGTATGCCCACCAAAGTCTACAAAGTTCTTATACATTTCCTTAAGGTACGCTGCATCCTTACCAGTATATTCCTTACCGTTCATCTCTGACCAGAGGAACTTAACCATACGGAAAGAGGTAGCATCCTTAATGATACGCTGACGAATGTTGTTCTCTTTGCCAAGCAAGTTGTTTGCCTGTGCCTCAGAGATTACATTACCTACGTTAAAGATAGCAGTCTGAATATCACGAGGATAGTTCTTGATAGCGAACACAGGGTTATACGTAGTCAACAAAGCAGAGAACTTCTGAGTCATCTTGCGAATGAAGTTAATGACTGCACCTGTTTCAACAGTATTCTCGTTACGCAAAGCAGCAGCAAGAGCTACGTCCTTGATAGCAATACGAACACGGTTACCTTTGTCATCAATCACGTTGATGAACTTGTGTCCTTCACCCTCAAGACCATGTGACTTCCTCACATAGTAGAGAGTGCCATCCCCCTTCTCAGACATACGGAAGTATGGCTGTCCCTTCTCATTCTTATCCGTAGCGATTTCCCACAGGTCTTCGTTAGGAACTTCTCGAACGAGGTTAAGCAGACGACGAGACACATCGTTCTTCTCACCGATGTTTACAGTATCCATGATCTGCAACATCAAGTGTGTAGAAGGACTTTCTGCAAGACCTTCCCGCCCCTTCGCCTTCTTCAACAACTCCCGACCACCAACAGAAATACCAGCCTTTGATCTCTTGTGTGCATAGTCAGGATCAAGATCGTCAACGAACTCTTCCCAGTTCTTTAACGGGACGTAGTGCTTATAGGTAGCACGGAGCTTATCAGTAAGAGTCTTAGGTACAATACGATACTTATCCAGCATGTCCAGATGATATCTACCAAGCTGGTCAAACTGTGCAGCAATCTCATTCATACCCGACACATCAGAGTACTTGTCAATGATAGCTTGTGCCTGCTGGTCAGAAAGACCAGAGGGAGACTCTAACTTATTCTTACCACGGTACCGCCTGTTGACTTCAGCGTTACGTTCCAGCGCATGTCGAGCCAGAAGGAACTCGTCAAGGGCAGACCAAGTAGCATTCACTCTGTCCTGCTCAGTAACCTTACGACCAGCCTTACGCAGGTCATCAAGAGCTTCTCTTACAGCAGGAATGTCAAGCTTACCAATCTGTTCACAAAGCGGTGCAATCCGCTGGTTCATAATATCAGTGCGAATGCTGTTAATTCTATTCACCATACCAGTCATATGACGGTAGATGTTTGTAGCAGGAGCGATAACATTCTTACCAATCGTATCCTTAATGTACCTTTGCACAATCTGAATACGACGGTACTTGTCATACATGCCTTCTACAAATCTTTCAAACCCAGTATGCGGAATGATCTTACCATCCATACCCACAGACTTGCCAGTGTTCTTGATCTTAACCATACGGTCAGTCCATGTCTGCTGGTTCATCTGTGCACGCTTCCACTCTTCAAGATAAAGAGGGGGCATATCAGTGTAGGTAGTATCTTCATCCACCATGAAGCGAACTTCAGGAGAACTGTACGCAGGAGTAGTATGACTGATGTTATCACCTTCAAACAAACAATAGCTCTGGGCATTGTTATAGTTAAAGGTAGTACCAGCCACACCCAAGTCTCTCAGCATACTAGAGATCTGCTTAGTGTTGCTAGATTGAGACACAAGGTATTCATATACATCCTGTCCAGTCACACGTTCAAGGTAACCCTTGTTCTTCATAAACTGAGTAAGTTCATTCTTATCAAGGAAGACACCGATGTCTTTACCCAAGAACTGAATATGCATACCATCCTGTGCAGGTATCTGCTGAGGAGGCATCTGCTTAAACAAACGATTAAGATGTTCTGCAACATATCTTTGTTCAGACAGAGGACGTTCCCAGTTCATGAACTGCTCAAAGGAAGGAGCATAGTTCTTATATACCTGTCCGGGAAGACCAGACTGCTTATTGTTGAATCTCTTGTAGTAGTCAGCAAGCTTCGCAGGATTAGAGAAGTAAGTTCCCCAACCATACGGAGCAGAGAAATCATCTGCACCTACAAGGTCAACACGTTCGTACTGAGGAGCAACATCATTCAGAGCTGTGCTCATGTACGTAGCACGACCCCAGATAGTATAATTAGAAGAAACACCTTGAGGCTTATTGCTGGCAAGGTTCTGTGCAGAAGCAGCAAGGACATCTTTAACATCAGCTTCAGTAACATAGCCATCTACACCAAACAACTTCTGATACAACTTACGAATAAACTTGTACAAGTCACGAATGACAGGGAGTCGTTCAAGCAAAGACTTAGGAGACTCACGCTCAGCTATCCAAGCAATGAACTCTTCTGTACGAACAAGATCATTAGCGTTCTCATATGCAGGACGCTGACGTTCAAACTCTTTCCACAGAGGAGTACCATAAGCATCACGATAGACAGCAGCCATGAACCCAGTAAACTGACGAGGAGTCATTATAGCACGCAGACCATAGTGAGCAACACCTTCGTGCATAAGCAGACGTACTGCTTGTGCCTTAGACTTTACTCGGTCAGCGAACACATAGATCTTGCCATCACAGTATACTGCCTGCGGGATAGCTTTCTTATCTGTGTTCTTAAAGGACAGATTAACCAAAGCATCATGTACAGCAGTAGGTACATTACTATCAGTAACAGAAGAACAAATAGATACAACATCCTTTAGACCGGGAAGCTGAGTCAACGTGTTCTTCATCCAGTCGTACACTTGCTGAGTAGCTTCAGCAGCAAGCTGGAAGTCTACTTCTTTTTCCTGCTGGGTGTACCGTTCAAAGGACTGGCGCTGTGTTTCAATGTTGTTACGAATCTGCTTGGATCGCTGCTCTTGCTTGTACATACGCTTGAGCTGTTCAGCTTCAAGATCACGACGAGCTTGAGAAGTCTCTTGAGGGATAGCCTGACGCTCAGGGATGTTACCATCCAAGGCATTATCATAGCTAGCCTTATCTTGAGCTACCTTAAGCTGTGCTTGGTATGCAGGAGAAGCTTCATATGCACGCTGCTGTTGTTCAGCAATCATGTTACGCATGTACTGGTCAGCAGCAACCCTATCAAGATCAACCTGATTGTTCAGAGCAGCAGCTTGTTCAAGAGCAACATTCTGCTGAAGAGCACCGTACCTTTGTGAGAAAGCATCAGCACTAGGTAGAGCAGCTTGCTGATTAGATGTGCCCATCTGCGCAGCTTGCCAGTCAGCAAAGTCTGCATCCCACGTATAGTTAGAATCGTTGGTCAGCTTAGCTGTACTACGTAGGGCACGTGCATTCTTAAGCAGAGCATCAATACGTTCTTGTGTTTCCTTATCTGAGAGATCCTTCAACTGCTTACGCAAGTCAAGTTCAAAAGGAACAGCAGGGTCAAGCCTATCTGCCTTAGCAAATAAGGCATCCATGTTCGTCTGAATCTCAGACAAGTCCTGTGAACGTGCAGCAGAACGAGCAAGGTTAACGGCAGACTTTCTAACTTCTGCCTTCAATCTATTTGTCTGTGCAAGCTCTTTATCAATACGAGCAAGCTCACTTGTAACAAACTCATACTGGCGATCATTGTATGGAATAGCATTCTGCAACAGGAGTTCAAGGAATACATTGTATTCACCCTTACGTGCCTGCAACTTAGACATATGCTCATCAGCACGATTGAGCTTACGCTGTACGTACTGCTGAGTATCTTGAATGCTATTTATAATCTCAGTGTACTTGACTGGATCTTTCTTAAACAGAGCTTCTTGATACCTACGGTCATCAACAATCTGTTCAGCTGTAAGGTTAGTATCATAACCAAGATTCTTAAAGCGTTCTGTTACAGTTTCACGGAAAGCCTTGCGAGCCTTCTTATCAGACTCAGAGAGATCTTTCTCAAACTGTTGCTTACGCTGCTTGATATCTTCACGCTGTGCCTGAGCAAGACGTGCAAGCTGAGCAGCATACTTCTGCTGGTCACGTTCAAGCTTCTTAACATACGCATCCTTTGCTTCTTGCGTAGCAAGTAGAGCATACTTAGGAGACGTACCTGCACGAGCAGTAGTCAACTCATCCTTTGTCTTACGCAAAGCATTGACAATAGGATTACGAGCACGAGCAAAAGATTCTTCAGAAGCAGCTACAGCCTTCTGTGCTTCTACACGAATAGCATCACGCATGATGCCTTCACCCTTAGAAATCTGAGTGAAGGGATCAATCTTAGTTAGCTCTTCTTCAAACTTAGTCTGAAGTTCAAGAGGCGTCTGGTCTGGGTTAACATACGGAATGTCTGTCTTAGGTGAATGCTTGAACATGTCAACCATAACGCTAGCTCCACCAGAGGCAGAACCAACAAGAGCACCAGCAATACCAGCTTCCATCATACGGTCGAAGTCATCAGCAGTAAGCTGAGCACGTCCGTCCTGAATCATGCTGTTTACTGCACCCAACCATTCCTGTGTGTATTCTTCTGCACCTTCACCAATCATGGCCTTGGGCAGAGACAACGCAGAAGCCTTGAGCTTTTCCTTAAAGGAACGTTCAACAGAGTCAGGTACTTTAACACCTGTCATCTTACGAAGCAGCTGACTTTCACCGCCAAGCAGTGTAACAGCAGACTGCAAGATACCAGTACCAATATCCATGCCGGGATTAGAAGTAAGTAGCCCTCCCTCAGCATAGTTACCAGAGTAGTTCTCACCAGTGTTCAGTACAAACTCAGGAGCCATTGCACCAATCTGTGCACCAACAGTAGCGGTCACAGCTTTAGTAGCAGCAGCACGAGCCTCAGCTTCAGCAACACCAGAAGCTACAAGCTGAGCAGTCTTCTTTTCAATAGCACCAGACAAAGCACCAGCAAGTACTCTCTTACCCGCAGCAGCACCTACGCCACCACTAGCCAGAGACATACCTACATTCAACGTCTGTTCACCAAGAAGACTAGCAAAATAATCACCAAACTTCTGAATGCTGTCTACGTCTTTGTAAGATTCAACAGCAGCTTTCAGTTCAGGAGCTTGTGCTTCTTCTTGCTTCTGCTGTGCATAGAACATCAAGTCACCAGCAGTCTGTTCATGGCCCATAAGGTCAGCAAGAGCAGCACCACCAGCAGCAACAAGAGCTTGTGTCTGAGGAATAGAACGAAGGAAACCCTTTACATATTCACCATGTTCTGGCTTCGGTTCTTGATACTCAAACGGTTGAGAGTAACCACCATAAGCAGGCATCTCCTGCTCAAAGGAAGAGAACGTAGGCTGAGCACTTACGGCAGGAGCTGCCCTTCTCGGTGCACCACTACCTACAGGAACACTAGTCGTAAACTGCTGACGTGGGTACGCAGCCTGCTGAGCAAGAACGTCTTGCAATGGCCCCTGCTCAGTAAGGCCGGGAACCATCACAACACTATAGGGCTGTACACCAGAAGAGATAGGTGCAGCCTGTGCAGCAGCATACGCTTGTGCTGCAGAAACATCCGTATTCAAAACACCATCCAGTGCCATAACTAGAATACCTTTCTTTGGCCCATATTTCGATTCTAAGGGCCTTTAATTAGTTAACGTATAAAACCATAAGCACGAGCTTGTTCAAGAACTCTAGCCTGCCTTGCAGCCTCAGCAGCGGCAGCTGTCTGTGCCTGCTGATCTACGGAGAGTTGAACAGCACCAAGCTGCCGGCCACCAAAGTTGAAGCCAAAGTTATTGTAAGGATTACCCTGAACACCAGAGAGACCAGTATTGAAAGTAAGAGCAGGAACACCAGCAGGCATACCCATAGCTTGGTCAAACATACCTTGCGTATTCTGTGCAGTAGGAGAGTTACCGTACACTACTTGTTCATTGAACACATAAGGAATCGTAGCACGAGGGCCAAGATTACCTTGAAGAGAAGTCATACCAGTGTATGTATTCAGAGCAGCAGTCTCTTGTTCAGGAGTCATCTGAGGCAGGATAAGATTGTTCGTAGCAGAGTCAATCGTAGGAGCCTTACCAGTAGCAACGCTTACAGCCTGAGCCCACTTAGATCTATCAAGCTTCTCAATGTTCTCCATCTGAGCAGCCCGTAGACGAGTATCAGCTTCAAGTTCAGCCTTGTACCTATCGGCTCCAGCTTTAATACCAGCAGCTCCAAGAGTAGCATTGGCTCCCATAGAGGCAGCACCAAGCTGTGCGTTAGCACCAATGCCTGCAACATCAACAGCCTTCTTGTAGTCAAAGCCCTTCTCTTCACGCATCTTAGTCATTTCATAAGCGCGTTGTTGAGCAGTCTGCTGAGCTGCAACATTAGCTGCATAAGTCTGGTCAATTGTGTTACCAAGCTGCATCAACTTAGCAACACCATCCATACCCATAAGAGGCTGCTGTCTACCTACTTCCTTACCATCTTTATCTATGATGATAACTTCCTTAGTCGTAGGGTCAACAGTAACCTTACCATCAAAGTCACGGTATACAGTGTCTCTCAGTACGTTAGCAGTACCAGTAGGGTCACCGATAAGGATACGTTCACGGTTGTTAATAATAGACTTCTTAGCAGAACGAGCCTGTTCATTAGCCTGATTCAAATATTCAGCAGCAGCTTCTTGTTCCTTAAGCTGTGCATCAAAGAGCTTACGTTCAGCAAGGAAGCGATCGTTGGTTTCTTTTTCCTTACGTTCGCTTTCCCACATCTGACGACCAGCATGTAGTGCAAGTCCGATAGAAGGCATTACACATTACCTCCAGTGAGATATTGCAGACCACGAGCAGCACCAGCCCAACTGTTCTGTGCCTGTTGATTATACATACCAGCAAGGTTAGCAGAACTACCACCAGCACTACCAAGACCAGAGAGAATAGAAGAACTGTTCACTGAAGGAGTAGCCTGATACGTTTGCAAAGAAGCACCCTTACGATAGTTAAGTGCCTGTGACTGACGAGACAGAGCAAGGTCTTCAGCTTGACGAGAAGCCTGAGTTCTACCCATAGCTTCAGACAGTGCCTGCTGAGAACCCATACGGTTCATGTAGTTAGAGAAGGCACCAGAGTTAGCGTTGATACCAGCCATGCCCATAGAACGAATGTCCTGCTCGCGCTGTTGTGCATAACCAGCAGCTACGTCAGCAGTAGCTTGATTCATAAGCCTGTCACGAATGACATCCTCACCTTCAGTGAGCTTACGAATAACAGACTTCTCAGTATCTCTATAAAGAGGATCAAGTTCTCGCTGTTGCTGAATATCAGCAAGACCTCTGTCTACTGCGTACTGTGCTTGTGCTTGACCTAGAGGTCTAAGCGTTTGAAGATCTTCCATACTATACTGAATATTCAAATCTTCAAGAGGCCAGTACTTTTCTTTCTGTCTCTGCCAAGCTTCGGAAGCGTACTCGTCCTGTTTCTCGATAGAGCCAAACGCAAGGTCAGCATACTTTGACGCTTGGTTTGCTGATTTAATGCCGGAGTAAATGTCGTACCCGGTAGCTGCAAGATTACCTACAGTACCAAGAGCACTCCATGTATCACCCCAAGACCAGTTATCAAAAAGTCCCATTGTTTATTTTCCTTGTATGTTTGGCTTACCAGCCACCATCATCGCCACCATCGTTCTGACCGTTGGCTCCAGAACCAGTGCCGTCACCAGCTTGTCCTTCACCGGTGCCTTGGCTATCGGAGCCACCATTGGGGCCACCATTGTTATCTCCGTCGCCACCACTGCCTCCGCCGCCGTCGTTGCCAAAACCACCACCGTTACCGTCTCCGCCACTACCACCGGAATCGCCATCATTACCGGTAGAGCCGTTGTCACCAGAGTCGTTACCGGCATCATTACCTTCGTTAGCACCACCTTCACCAGTAGTACCAGAGTCAGTACCTTCACTTGTACCACCAGTAGCTGTGCCACCAGCAGTGTCAGATTCAGCGGCGGACGTAGAAGCAGCTGTATCAGCAGCAGTACTAGAACTTACACCGCCAATACCAGAAAGACCAGAATCATTTACACTACCAAAGCCACCAATACCGCCGAAGTTACCTTGGGTTGCACCGTGTGACATAGCACCACCACCTATGGCACCACCAACACCTGTGCCAAAACCACCTTGGTCAGTACCAATACCACCAAAGGAACCAGTACTTGCAAAGCCTCCCTTGCTGTCTCCACCAAAGGAACCAGTATCCATACCAAGATCGCCAAGGCTAGCCATAGCACCAGCATAAGCAGAAGCAACAGGGCCAACCATATCTCTACCCCAAGAAGAAGTAGGATTAGCCATACCGATAGAGTTGTTTACAGCAGCAGTTGCATTAGCTACAGCGTTAGGACTCAAAGACTTAGAACCAGCAATAGCATCATTAATAGCCTGAGCAAGAGACATGTCGTTGATTGTAGCCATGTCCATGTTATGCGTAGCAATGTTGTTAGCGTAAGCTGCACCAATCTGACGACCAGTAATCTGACCAAAGGTATCTTCCATGACATCACGTGTAGGTTCTTCTGCACGTGCGTCAAAGGCATCAGCAAGCAAACCACCAATCGTGGGGCCTACAAGTCCACCAATCATTCCACCAATAGGGCCACCAAGTAAACCACCCAGTGCACCAAAGGCCATAGAACCCATCGTTGTACCTGTAGTCATACCAAGAGAAGCAGCACCAATTTGTCCTACAGTACCTGCAAGACTACCGGGAATACCAGACAAGCCAAAGTTCAGGGCAGCATTAACAGGTGCATTCAAACCAAGGGCAAGCCCAGTCTTAGTAGCAGCATCTAATCCCATCTGACCAAAGCCAGACATAGCCGCATCCATAGCTTGCTTGTCAGTGAAGCTATGCCCCTTGTTAGAGGGGCCAGCATCATTACCCTTGCTAGAAGAAGTAGTACCGCCACCAAAACTATCTCGTCCATCACCACCGGTAAACTCTTTACCTAGAGTGGTACCTTTATTAGCCTTCTCCTTATCAGAAGAAGACTGCTGGTTAGAGAAACGATTCTGGTTGTCATACCATTTGTTACGACTAGAGTTACCTTGAGTACTGCTACCACCTATACCGTAGTTACCCAGCACCGTTTGATAGATAGGCAACATTGTAGTGTACGTAGGGAAGTATCCGTAGTTGTTCATTTACTTCCACCTCCCAATAGCTATGCACATAACTATGTAGTTTGATGTAGGAGGAGCAGCACCGGGTTCTCGTACACCAACATGAGTACTTCTTTTTGACCTAGACCAAACCCAAGAGGAAACTACATTACCTGCGGCATTTCCTGTAACATCTGATACTGCAATATAATCTGTGTCTATAAATTCTATAGGCCAAATTATATCTATTCCTAGATTTCCTGAAGGTATTAGATTTTGCATACCTTGAATAAGTACACCATCTGGTAGTTTCACATACCAAGCATTATCCATTTTACCAGTGATAACACCTTCTTTATCAACACGTGTATTAAGTGCATCAATTTGATTCTGAAGAGAAGTCAAAGCATTATTAATAGACATGTTAAACGAATAGGCATTCCAGTCATCTGTGTAAGGAACATCAAGTAACTGTACTTTGTTTTGTTGTGCCATTTACTTCTGTTCTCCTTCCACAAGTTCACCCATAGACGAGGCAAGAATGACTGAGTGTACATGTGAGTTAGACTTGAGTTCAATCTCTACAGTTTCACCTCTAAAACCAGAGGGAAGCCTAAAAGGCTTAGAGTCTACTATATTCTTGGTAAACCTTAGTTTACCATCAACATAGTAGTTGAACACCGTCTTGTCATAAAGTTCTATAGTATTTGTTTTACACCAACCATTCACAGGTTGTTTGTTTACATATACCATGCCAAGAGCTGAACCAGCTAGTCTACCTTCCCAAACAGGAGGTTCAGGTTTCAAGCTAGACAACTTAGTAAAGTTTACTTGTGCACAACTTAAAGTAAACAAACCTTGTGGACTTACATTAACCTTAGACCGCCAACGGAAAGACTTATTGATACGACTATCAGTACCAAAAGAGTTAAGACTGTATTGTGTCTTGTTCTCTAATGGATAGCATACATACAGTTGTGATTGTTCTACGTCATTATATACAATCTTAGTTGGTTGTGATATGTAGACCATACCTGATGATACAATACTATTATATACTGTACTATACGTATAACTATCCAAGTCAAACAAAAAGCCAGCTGCTTTCTCAGTAGGATTCGTAAAGAATCCATAGTAAGTATTATTTAGAAAAGCTGCTTGCAAAGATTCAGGATGCAGAGGAAGCCATTCGTCTTGTGTAATAATCTTCTCAGTAATGAAAGTAGGACTTGCACTGTTGATAAGAACAAGACCATTAGTACTTGCAAAGATTACACCATTACGAGTTGATACAATAGAGCCAGCAGACACACAAGGACAGTTTTCTTGGATAGCTCTTGTTGTAGGTTTAGTTGGGTCTGTTACTGTAATAAGTACAGGAGCAGCTTCGGTACAAACAACAATCGTATTACCAAAAGAACCAAGACCTACGATAGGATAGTCAATCGTTACTGTATGCTCATAAGGCCAAGCATGAGGAGCATTCCAGTCAGACACATAGATAGTAGAATCTTTGTAAGCTGCAAACAAACCGTTCTGCAAAGAGACAAGACCTTTGAGCCCACCTACTGGGGGATCCCAATAAAGAGAAGGACAAGCCTCACCTAAAGAAGTGTTTGGTTTAGAGTCAGAGTACTTGTAGTAAGTACCTTCAGCTATCCAAACAGCGTTAGGATTATTTGTAGCCCTGTTTGTATTAACGTCAAACTGGTCAACATAACTGTACACTGCTTGACCAGCAGAAGTAACCTCAGACCGGTAAATATAGACCTTGTTGATGCCTACGTGAGCCCCGTCAGCGTATAATAGCGGGTCAACAATAGACATATCTACAACTTGACCGGGACGAACATCGACAGTATAACGTGACCTGTCAGAGCTATTCTTTAGAGGGCCACTAGATTTACCTATGTCTATAGTACCATCAGGCCACTGCCTAACGTAACAATAGACATACGACCTAGACTCGATGTCACCAGAACCTGTACCACCAGATATCCAGATATCAGACTGTCCCGGTTGAGGGATGGCTGTACGATACCAAGACCCTTCGGGAATATAACCTGTGTTATAGTCTTGATCTTTCAAAAGAGAACTATCTGTTACAAAGAAACCACCGCTATTCGTAAAGTAAATGCGATTGTTCTCATCATCATACATAGGACTTTTAACTACATGAGTGTCTTTATTCCACATCAACCAACGATAGGTCTTGTTCTTCCACTTGTATCTGTAAATAGTTTGAACATTACTGGGGATGTACTGAAGAATCTCATCAGCATAATGAGGTCGAAGCTCTCCACTCCACAGCTTAACGTCGAGAGCTTCCTGTGCAAGAGTAGCGGGTAAAAGCCGTGGAGCTATACGAGGAGCAACCCCGCTAAACTGTTGGAATGTTAGTTTCATAATGTCCTCTACACAGTGTTATTGACCAGCAGGTTTTGCACTAAGTGGACGCAACTCCGGAGGTAACTGTCTTCCTTCCTTCTCGCTTTCGTAGCTGCTCTTGCAGTGTGACTTCTGCCAGAAGAACAGTCCGTCTACGAACTTGCAGGGCCACGTCCTCACCCCGTCTCGCGCCCAACGATAGCAGCGTGAGGACAAGGTTTCGTCCGGCCAGCCGCCGAGGATTGCATTAAAGAGCTGATCAATAGCGATCAAGGTTCGCTTTCCATAGGTCATGCTTCTACACCATCCGGCATGATAATAGCAAAGATGCTTCGCACCTCTTCCAACGTCTTACAGGCATTGAGTCTATCTTCCAGTGCCTGACGCTGGCCGATGATGGAGCCGGAAGCCACGGCAAAGGCATCGGCCTTGGCAAGCACCCGTTCCACGAGGTCGGGCAGAGAAATGCCCCGAGCCTGCGCCAATGCCGAAAGAAGCGGCGTTGAAGCCGTAGGGTCGGCAGCATAGGCGCGGGCCTCGGATTCCTGCTTGTCGAACGTGCTGATCTCCCGGTCCGGATAGGTCGCCGTGAGTGTGGCTATGGCCCTGTCCGCAGCCGCGTTGATTTCCGAGAGCTTGGCGGTTTTCACTTCCTCAAGCGTCGGTACGGGCGGAACGTACGGCTGCTCCTCGGTCACGCATTCGGGGTACGCTTCGGCGTAGGCGAACACGGCGTCCCACTCTTCCGCGAATTCTGCGGCGTATGGGTAGACGTGATAGGGCATACCGTTTTTTGTAATGACAAAGGAGTCGTCAAGTGTACGATGGATGATTTGTCCGTAATTCATGCTTATGCCACCCTTATTGCCAGTCCTGAGCATGACCTTGTCCGTGTAAAAAAGGTTGTGCCACCGGCTGCTATTCCATTTATTATCTCACTATAATTATTGTCACCGTTCCTATACGAAACTTGGGCTATGTAGGCCCATGTCCCCCCCGAAGGCAGTGTAGTAGTATCCAACGGCTGTACACCGCTACAGGCTGCGGCCGTCCCGCCGTTCGCCGGGGCGCTGTTCGCATAATTGGCGGAATTAGCGTAGTCGGCGGAATTAGCGTAGTTGGCGGAATTGGCATAGTTTACACTGAAGTTGGAGGGGTTGTAGACGTACATGCTTTCACCGTCATTACCTCCCCACAACCATTGTGGTTGACCGCCTTGACCATGCCAGTTCCATACTGTTGCACCGCCATCTGCCCTGAGCAAGCGGTTCGCTTCCCATGCCCGACCACCATTTGCAGGAGCACTTCCAGCTGTATCTGCGTACCCAGCTGTATCTGCGTACCCAGCTGTATCTGCGTACCCAGCTGTATCAGCTTTCGCATGTATTGCCCGGCCATCCATATACACTTCCCCAGTATCAGGAGAAAAACGGAATGTATAGCCTTGATTAGTGCGATCCCCACTAAGTATGAATACTCTGTTTTTGCCATCAATAGTTTGATTTAACTGTACACCACTGATTTGGATAGGATGGTATGTCACAATTTCGCCTGTGCCGTCTTCATGGGCCACTGCAGCGAGAGATGTAATATTTCCATTGTTGGTTTTTGCAAACATCTGCGTCCACTTCACATTATCAGAAGCACGCTGGACGTTGTCAAACCCACCCATGATTGCACCATTCTTGTCGGCAATGAATATGCCACGCTCAGCATTCTCAGCAGGTGCTGTACCAATCACGTTTGCAGTGTCATTGATTTGTATACTGCCTGTCAAGACGCCACCCTTCGTCGATAGGGCAGGCTTATAATCACCACCACCGGTCAGGAAGCTTTCCTGCTCACCAGCAGTTGCAGGTGGAACAAGACCTGACGTTCCAGCAGTAGATGCTGTAGCACCTTTATACTCAGGTACAGAGATAATGCCATTGTTAATACGAATACCATCACCTATGCTTGCAGACGATAATATCTCTGACCAAGAAGACCAGTCATTACTCCCTTTGCGATACTGCCTGATGAACATACGTTCTCTTGCTGATGAACAGGCATAGGCTATCTGATACAGATTCTTTGTTAGTGCGCCTTTGTTACTGTAGAAAACATGCAAGAAGATAGCGCTCCCCTTAAGAGGTCCGTTTACGCTGTCTGATGCGTTGATCAAGTAAAAACCTGCTTCAGTAACTGTATTGTAGTCTACACCGTTGCCAAGATCTTTTGCTGGACCAAGCTGTCCTCGTGCGGTCGCCAAGTCCGCAAGGTTACCCCCGATCGCCACGTCCTTTGCAGTGATCACACCTTCAGCGTCAGCCTTCGTGGTCTTTCCGTCTACACCAGCAAAACCAACGTTCGTAGTAGAAGCAACACCAGTTGCATCTACGTAGTCCTTGGCAATCTGCACTGCTGTTGGTACAAAAGAATTAAGAGCATCGGCAGTGATACGCAGTTCTACACGAGTGCCCGCAGGCCACGCCTGTGCAGTGGTGCCTTCCTGTGCACGTCTAATCCTAAAGCCTTGTCTACCTTCTGGGTTGTATGCTGCGTAAGCCTCTACAATCTCCAAAGTATCTTCACCGACAAGAGTAAGCTTAAACACATCGCCTGAACCACCTGCAATAACAGGAAACACAGAAGCATCTGCTACATACAGTACTTCTTGTGCGTTTGTCATTTTATAGGTAAGAGTAGAAGCAGCATTGTTTTTAAAGAGAATAGCCATATGTTACTCCTACAGCTTCATGATAAACGCAAGTGCGTAGTAAGGGGGACGAGAGTCAATAGCAGAAGCATAGGCACTATGTACATGTCCATAGTCTACTATCGGGTGATTATGTCCTTGGTTACCACCAGCAGCGTCAGTCCAAATCTCACCATCGGTTATAAACGTATAACCCGGCACATCCTGGTTGTCCGGTTCACCTTGTATGTGAATATTACCAATACGGTGGCCATGCGAAGGCATTTCAGCAATGGTCAAAGTATGGTAGCCAACTTGCACACCAGTACCAGAACCATTCACAGTAATGGTAGGGGTGTACGTGGGGGAACCACCTATGTGTCCGGAGGAATAGGAGTTACCTGCGGCCACGATAAAACGATCGCGCAGGTCAGGAGTACCGTTAGTACCGTCACAAAGATGCCATCCAGAAGGAATGTCATCAACACCACCAGCCCACATTGATATGATGCCACGAGGAATCTTTATGTCAACAGCATCAAGAATAGACTGAGCAGTAAGACGGAGTTCTACTGGACTTCCAGCAGGAAAAGCTCTGGCAGTAGTGTTTTCCTGTGCACGAACCACAGTAAAAGTATCACCACTACGGTTAGTAACTTTCATGATCTCAAGAAGACCGGTTGCAATATCAACCACTGTCACCATGAAATAGTTACTACCCTCAGCTGCTGGGAACAAAGCACCTCCTCCCGGAGAAACGATGATCTGCGTGTCAGACATGAGCACTGAGCTAAAGAGTGTCGTCGCCGCATTGTTTGCAAATTGAATTGCCATTTATGTCACATCCTTCTGGAGGGAAAGTAAGATTAGGCCCATACACAGGGCAGTCACAATTACAATCGTCAAGCTTGATAGCATCACCGACCTTGATTGTGACATCTACTACAGGCCATTCAGGGTTAGCTTCTATGCTTGCTGCGTTCTCAGAGATAACATTAGCCCAAGGTTTAGACTCTGCTACAGCTTCGATCTCAACAGCACCGAGCCGACCAATTACCACAGGAACAACTACGTCCGTCCCAGCTTCACAGAACCATGCACGCTGTAGAATGTCAGCTTCAGTATCATCCATGTGCGTAACCGCTTCTATGGAAGTAACACCTATCCTACCTACAGTTTGCTTAGCCTCCATGTCTGTGGCTGCTTCTATCAACACACCCCTGATAATAATGTCAAAAGGAAGCTTATACATGGTAACGCGAGATACAATATTAGTTCCTACATCTGTGATAGGAATAATCTCTCTTATATCTCTGTTAATCATGTAAGCATCAGCCCACATAGGAACTTCGTGAGACTGAAGACGAACAGTCGAGTCAGCTAGAAATTCTGCAACTGCTTTAACAGTTACATCAGTTGTCGTAATGACATTACCTTGTGTAAGCAGATCGACAATAACATCTGCATTAACAGCACCAAGCTGAAGGGTGCCTGCGTTTATCAAGGTAGTGTTGACAAGCATCCCATTAACAGGATTCAAGAGTGTCATTGTCTACCTACCTTAGATAACTTTTACACAGTGGTGCTGTCAGTAATACGAATGCTCGAAGTCTGAGCACGGATGATGAACTGGTCACCAGCGTCTACATCACGCGGACGTTCGTCAAGCGTTGAAGGGTTGCGAATAACACCCCAAGCCAGAACGTTACCACCAGTAGCCGCATCCATGATAGCAACGTGTGTTACACGACCCCAGTTAGATATAGCAACCGGGAACTCAATAGCATTCGCATTCTTTACCACACTAGCAGAAGGCGTCGTAAAAGCACTGTTCTCAGCTTTGACACGAGCGTAACCCTCACCAGTAACTTCATCCTTAGCAGAGCTATTGTCCGTCAAACCCTTAGCAGACGTGAACAGAGCCCAGTACTTAGCCGGAGTAGCATAGGCTGTGCCGTTAAACACGTGGCCAAGAATCTTGTTGTCAAGATAAGTACTAAAACCAGACATGTTATTTCCTTTTAGAAAATTTTATGTTTAAGAGGGAGCATCGTCTTCGACTGAGCAACCCAAGATTTGTAAGCCTTAGACTTAGCACGAGAGATACCCGCACGGAACTTGCGAATATAATAGTTCACAAGGTTAGGCTTAGACCAAACTCTACCGGATAGACTGTGCAAATAAGCAAGTGCACCGGAAGCAATGGTCTCAGCCCAGTCCGTATACAGGAACTTAGGAATCTCATCAGCTTCTCGCGTAGGCTTCACAGCAGCAAGCATATGCAAAGCTTCTGGAATGTCTTCCATAGGTACACCTACAAGATGCATCACATTAGGACTTTCCATATAGAAGTACTTAGGATACTTATCCTTACGCAGACGCCAATCAGGAGAGTACGAGTCAAGGTCTTGCCTATTTGTTTTCTCTACTTGAAACTGACGAAGTTGTCCTTCAACAGTGTCACGGATAGTAACAGTGACAGGCATCACAATCGTAGCATCTTTGTCTACGATATTGATACCATACTTAGGTTCATCCTTAACAAGATCTCCACAATAAATCTCTTGCTGCCAAATAAGAGACTTCTCACAAAACTCAATACATGCGTTTCGCAGAGCTTCTTTCACCATAGCCACAGGACAACCATGCACATCAGGACGCACGTACTTGAAGAAGTCTTCCCAAACAGCGTTATTCAAATGATCAATCATTGCTGGGCTGTGCCTCCCCAAGATTCGTAGGTAGCTCATCAATCTTTGGCATAGCAATTACAGAAGCATTATACTCCTGACCCAAAGACTGATAAAAAGACTGAACGCACTGTTGTGCAATCTGCCTGTCGTTTGCAGAAGTACTATCAGTACTGTACGCAAGGTACAACATATAGTCTACAATAGGGCCACGATAATTGCCCATAAGTTGCAGATCTTGCTGCATAGCAACATCGTCATCCATTTCTGCAAAAGAAACATATGGTGCAGAGTAAGCCATCTCTACATAGACATCTTTATCTTTTGCTACCGGAGGGTTAACAAGAAACTGCCGAGGAGTCTTACGATCATACACAAATTCGTAGACAACATCAGAAGGAGTAGTTCGTCTCCAGTCAGAGAAATAATCAAGATCTCTACGTTCTACCTGAAACACAGGCTCACCAAACGTAAAGGTGTTATCCTCTTCCTTTGTAGCGTTACAATAGATGTCAATGAGAGCATAAGCATCATCAGGAATAGTCTGACGAATACCGGGGTTCAACTTCACTATGTCAGTTTTAACCCATACGTCAGGACGCATCATGATCAGCTTATTGATAGCATCATCAAGAAACTCAAGGTACTGGTGCTTTGAGAGTCGAACATAGTCCATATCATTATACAGAAGAGTTACTCTATTTATGATATCAGAGACTTTCATTATTACCCTCAAGTAAGCAAAATGTTAGACTAACTATTCTTACGCGGACGACCGGGGCCACGCTTCACAGGCATCGTCAGCTGAATGTCAAGAGCATCAGCTTCCATCTTACCAACCTGTTCAGGAGTAGGTACCACTTCTTCCGTCCCATCAGCCTGTTCCTCAACATAACCAAGGAACGTATAGGGATACGTAGGAATGTGAACTTCAACAGTAGACTGCCGACCGAACTCATCCTGCTGCGTCTGATAAGACGTAGTGTACGCACGGTCAATGCATTCACGAAGCATGTATTCAGGAACAATCACTTCCTTACCATAAGGAGCTTGGAAGTTCTTACTGTTCACAGAAGCAAACACATAAGGGCCAGCAGAAGGATTAGAAGACGTATGAAAGATAACCCGGCACTTACGTGCAGTCGAGTCAACACCAGCATGATCCTGTCTCCAATCCATCAGCAGACGAACAGCGTGCTTACGAATAAGTTTGTTGTCTTCCGTCAACGGAATGTGCAGGCCACGTTCAAAGAGCATATCCCGAATCTGCATATCAGAAGCAGAGTTGAGATCGGTGTCAGTAAAAACAGGAGTGTTAGCCATAAAGAATATACCTTAAAATTTAGTTTGTAGAGCTAGGTGTAGCAGAGCTAGATACGAGAAAGGGGAGAACCCCAAGAGTAGTTGTTCTCCCCATATGGGTCAAGGCTTAGTACGCAGTACAAGCAACTTCAGCGCGAACCATCCAAGCCTGATTGAGAATCACGCAGGTCTGCATGGTCTTCCAAGCAACGTGGGCACGCTGAGCGAGCGGGTCAGATTCAGTGTGAGAAGGATTGATGATCACCGGAGTCAGAGACTCAGCACCCTTCAGGGGCACCAGACCATAGGCATCCTTCGCAAGGAAAAGGATGGGGTAAACGTCAGCCTTGGTACCGGTGGTAGAAACCATCGTGTCACCAGCAGCATTCGTCTTAACACCACCAGCATCCGGCCAGCTCTTCATCAGAGTGGTGAAGAGGTAACGCACACCTTCAACAGCACCAATTTCATTTTCCCACGGAGACGTATTGCCATAGTCCTTCACGTCTTGGAAGTGAGGCATCGAGCGGATGTCAGCTTCACAATCGGAATGGCAGACAGCCACGAAGCAGGGAGAGATGGATTCAGTGTAGAAGCGAGGCGTGGACTTAATGCTATCGGTCAGGAAACGAGCCTTCTGGTTCTTCAGCTTACGCGTAATGCGACGCTGCAGGGGCAGAGAGATAGGCGTGTTCACTTCATTACGAGCAGTACCATTCGCATATTCAACGTTGGTACCACCGAGCAGAACACCGATACGCATGTTTTCAACAGTTTCCGCAGCCTGTTCACCCACGATCTGCGTAACCTGTTCCATAACAGGGGAGTCGTTGGTATCGAGCAGAACGTCGGTCATGGTCACGAGGTTACCATACTGATGCACAGTGGCTTCAATGTCGGTAACCGAGAAGGTCTGAGCAGTAGGCGTAACACCTTCGGTCAGTTCCTTCGGCGTGGCATCAAGAGATTCAAAGCGACGGAACTTAGCGGTCTTCGTGCTCTTGGTCGGCAGGGGATAAGCCTGACCAAACTTTTCAAACACGAGGTAAGGAAGAGCACGGATGAGCATCTTAGCAACGACATAGACATTAGCCATCGTGCTAAGAGTACCATCAGTAGAAGAACTGGTAGCACCAGTATGCATGATAGTATTCGGAGTAGCCATTAGATATAATTCCTAATTTCAAAAACGAGTTTAGCGCGTCCTTCTGCTACGTTCATACTCACGAGCAAGTTCATCAAAAGACTTCTCACGAGGCTTGGCTTTAGGCTTATTGCTTATATCAATAGGTTCCTTGCCAGTACGAACTGCCATAGCAGCGAGCACTTGTTTAACAATATCTTCAGTCTCAGACGCAGGGTTTGTCTGCACCCGAGGAGAAGAAGCCCTAGTCATCTGTGGCTTGTTAACGCCACGAGCAGACTTGTAGTCGTCCAGAAGAGAAATAACTTCCTGTGCTGTACCGTACTGATACACATACTTAGCACCGTTCTGCATCACAGGAGGCAGAGAGTTAATCCAAGTAAAGAGATCACCACTGTCCAATATCGCACTGATATCGGGGTGGGCAGCACGGATAGTACTGAAATGTTTATCCGCTTCGGACTGGAAGATCTGCTGTTGAATAGGTTCAACCCGAGTCTTAAGCTCAGTCTCAACATTCTTCTTAACAGCAGACACCTTAGTGTCAACAAGCGTTTTCACTGCATTAGCAATTTCAGGATGAATCTCAAAGAGTTCCTTCACATTTTCAGGAAGTTCATCTGGATCTTCCTTAGTCTGCGCAGGTGCATTCTTCGCTTCTTTGAGTTCCTGATACTTATGAGACAGGTCTGTGAGTCTGCTAGCCCACAGAGTATTCTGTGCTTCAGCGTCACGCTTTGCCTTTTCATAAAGCTCTTTATAATTCAGAGGAAGCTCAGTGGTCTGTTGTTCATTCTGAACAGGAGCTTCTTGTTCTTGCTCCAGTTCTTCTGCAGGCTGAACTTCGTCGTCATCATTCTGGCTCACGACGTTTTCTTCTTCGGAAGGATCTTCAGGCTCACTCAGGAAATCATCAAACGAGGGCTCTGCCTTAGAGGGATCTTCGTAAGACTTCGCAAGTTCGTCGAAGGCTTCATTGAAATCTTTGTTGTTCTGATCGTTCATATTTTTATAACTAAGTTAGGGAGGGTTAATACCCTAAGTCCTAACTGGCTTGGCTCATGAGCAAGTTATCCGAAAGGGGCTCGCTCCCAAGTTCCAGTACATCCAAGAGCTTTTGTACCATACGTAGTTCACCGATAAGTCGGTCTACGTTATCTGTATTATCAGGACTTAGTAACTTACTATACCGTTGGCTTCTAAGAACCTTCAGGTAAGCAACTATATTTTTTTGTAGGTCGGCGTTGGCCGTGAGCCTGAAGGCTTTCTCCAAGCTCACACGCCTACCGTTAAGTGGTGTATCAATCATATTAACTCTGAGGATACGCTTGTTCAGGCTGACTAATCAGAGACATATCTTCACGAAGCTGTCTCAAACTGTCAATCAAAGCCGCAGGGCTAACACCTTCAGACCGTGCAGTCTCAACCATGTCGGTCATCCACTGACGTTCTTCCTGAGCTTGCTTCTGTTCTTGCTGCTTCTGAACTTCAATCTCCTTATCAGAGTACACCAAGTTATCATCAGAAAGATCAAGGGCATCAGCAATCGAACGGATAATGTTCGGACGCTTAACAGTACCAAGATCAACCTGATTGTTAGTGATCTGTGCAAAGTTAATCAGACTCTGTGCTCTGATTTCCTTAGCGATAAGAGACGAAGTACCACGAGCTTGAACAGCATAGTCACCCTTAATGTCAGAGTCACTATTGAACTTCATGTTCCAGTGATACATAGCAGAGATAAACGGCTTAGTGATGCCATCATCAAAGTTCTTAACCTGATCTTTGATCGTAATGTTTGCAGAACCCATCAACATAGACAGGCCAGAAGCAGTACGACCAGCAGCACCAGAAGGTTCTCCCCACATCTGACGAGGAATAGAAGTAACTTCATCCCCATAGCTGCGGAAGAGTTCAATCATCCGTTCAAATTCAGTAGTATAACTGGGAAGCTGGAAGACACGGATAGCAGGGTTAGCAGCATCAGCTCCTTCACCTGTACGCATCCATACCTTAAACGGATAGACATCACGAGGATCTTCGTCTTCCGACATAAGGTCAAGGTTTACTTCAATCTGAGGGCCAGCAGAGATAGCAGCGTTGTCCAGCATAGCTCTGAACGCACTGTTGATCAACTCCTGAACATCAGACATGATAGACGGAATACCTTCACCAAAGATAGAGGTTTCGTCTTTGTCATAATAGTAAAAGAAGTAAGGCCACTTAACGCCTTCCATAGGCATGAGAGACGCTTTAATAACGTGGTCACCAAGTACCCAAATGTTTGCAGCCAGTTCTACCTGACCTTGCATACGTTCAGGAATCTCAACACCCACCTGATTCAGATCATCAGCATCCACAAAACCCCAGAACTCAAACACTTCATACTTCTTAGAGTGAGCAGCGTCAGCAACACCGCTATCGATTACATCACCCATAGAGGTAAGTTGGTTCTCAAAGTCTTTCTTCTGATAATCACCTTCAGGATTCTCAGCAACATAAGTAGAGATTACATCTCCATTGAAGTCTGATCTCTTTCCGAGACCGATGACATCGTGCTTATCCATCTTCCGTCGTTGAATGATGTATCTACATTCGGAGGGGCAAGTAGCTTCCATGTCCGGGTAGATATCCCATATGCGGACGTTTTCGATGAAGGGTGTGATGGAGTCATAATCACAAAGTATCCACTTCTCTTTGTCTCCATTCTTTTCCTTCTTATAGTACTGACGGTTTTCAGAGATAGAAACAAGAGGCCCTTTAAGAATACCAGTACCATACAGATTACCAGAATGCATAACATCTCGCATAATCTCACGGTACTTCAACTCAGCAAGCTGGTCTTCGATAACCTTAGACATCTTTCCAGCTTGATTCTTAGCTTCATCCTGCATAAGAACATAGAGTTCTTCAGGGCTAATCTGCTTACCTTGATCTTGAGAAACAACTTCAAGGATAGCAGCCTCTTTCTTCTTGCTGAACTGTGGCAGTGGCGTAGGCTCAATACCCCAGTTCTTATCTCCGTTCGCAGGGAACAGCAGGTCAGACAAACGACTGTCAACAGTCTTGACCTTAGTTCTTGTCATACGAACAAAAGCTTTACTACGTAGAGGATCCATACGTTCAAGAACTTCAGGAGAGTAGATACCTTTGTACTGACGAAGGGCATTCAACCACTTCTCTTCAATAGTCTTACGTGCACTGTCCGATCTGTCAAACGCTTCACGAACAAATGCAGCCAGACCTTGGGGCGTTTCAGACGCGCCTTCGGTATCTTCTGCACCGGAATCTTCATCTACCTGCATCTTGTCAGAAACTTCCGAGAGAAAGTCCTGTACATCTTTGTCTTCGGCAGAGTCGATTACAGTTCCAGAACCGAAAAAATCTTTTTCAGTCATGATTTTTAGTAGCCTCCAATCTGGCTAGCAGCACGATATTTACGTTGTGTGTTAAACAAAAACTTCTTCTCCCGCTTATGCACATACTCCATCATTGCGTACTGCAAGGCGTCATGAACGTGAGAGAACTCGTTCTTGACAGGAGATGCTTTGTAGAGAACACCGTTAACAGTTTTAGATTCAGCATATTTATATTCTGATACGAAGCCTTTTCTTAAGGCTATACATTGAGGCCCAAGCTTGAATCTGCCCTTTAACCGAAGGAACTGTGCAACGGCTTCAAATCGAGGAGTCCAGTTGTTTGTCTTAGCTAGCTTAGCAGGAAGATTACATTCTTTCAGTATCTCCATACCAGACTTAGCATCGTTCATTGACCGCTGTGAAGTAGCAGGGTCACACACAACTCTAAAGTTATTTACAATCCAAGGATACTTAGATGTGATCTTAGGCCAAAGATGTTCTTCACAGAACTCTTTGAGAGAACAGTTGTCTGTGCAGATCTCATCAAACACAATAACTGTACCATCAGGGGCTTGCTGTGTGAAAGCAGCAGAAGGAGTCAACCCTTGATCCATCCCAATTACAACAGGCACACCACGAAGAGGAACCATCTCTTCATCAACATGGTGCTCAAGATCACTGTAATCCTTATAAACAGGTTTACCTCGTTTTACTTCACCATAGTTGTTAAGCACGTTGACGTTGATAAAGTCTTCGTCTGCACCCATACACATGGTTTCATAGTAACCTTCATCAAGGTTAGCAAGGTTCTCTGCTTCAGGATTAAGAACATACTTCCCGTCTACCTTAAGCATAGCTGGAGGTTGACGATAGAAACTATGTCCTTCTGGTTTGTCTTCCTCTGCAAGGCGATATAACCAGTGCTCAGTACTTACGGCATTGTAGTCAAGTATAATGAATGGTCTGACTGGGCCACCATCTTTCTTAGCAGGATAACGCTTAAAGCGTGTCTTGATAAGCTGAAAGGTACCTTCTGTAAGTTCAGATGCTTCGTTCAAATGAGCAGAGGTCACTTCCAACGAACGAAGCTTTTCAGCAGATCTATCATCATCGACAGCGATGAATACGACTTCCATATCAACGGTCGTACCATCAGCTAAAGGATACTTAATCCTGCCGATGATGGGGGTAGAATAAGTAATAGTAATCTTGTCTTTAAACCATGACAACCACGTTTTAATGGTGGTTGACTTTAGGGCAGGGTACGTTGCGCGGACAACAAGGTGTCTGCTGTGCCTGACTCCATGTTCGTCTGGTTTCTGACGCATAGCATTAAAGAACGCTTGAAAGATACAACCAGAGGACTTGCCAGATCCTACTGGCCCCATCACAAACAGAAAAGGATTCGGGTCACGATGAATCTTTGCAAACGTGGGCAGGACTTGATAATCAATATCCATAACAGTCCTTACGCAGTTTCTTTCGCCAGATCCTTGAGTCCCGCAGGAGCAGTCTCTTCATCAGGGAAAGAGATGTTAACGTTAATAACTTCACCAGCATTCGGATTGAAATCCATAGCTTTCATCTTCGGCTGGTAGTAGCTCAACAGTTCAGAGGCGATCTTAATCTTCTCTGTGCTGTTGGTCTTAGCAGACCTAGCCAAATGCACAAGTTCCTTGATAGGATCGTACCCAAATTCAAAGCGAAGACGACGAAGAAGTTCGTCTCCCTTGGTACATCCCTTACCGTCAGGAACAACTACAGAAGGACTAGGCTTCTTCAGAAGGGGCTTTAAAGAGTCTTTCTTCATCAAGGTCACCTAAGTCAGAGCGGTCAAGCAGGGTAGCTATCTTCTCTGCATATGTCTTTAAAAGGAATTGGAAGTCACCAGAAGTAATGTCTTCACGGATCTTACAGAACTCTACGATAATAAAACCAAAGACATCTTGGTCATCAGACACAAGAGGAGCAAGAGCAAAAGACACAGCTTTGTGTGACTTCAGCAGTGTATATGTAGACATATCAAACTTACGCAGACGTTCAATGTTCATGATTACTTTAGGCTCTACACCAAAAGCAGCGTTAGTAAGATATGAGAAAGCAGACACAGGCAGGTTTAAGAAATCAGCTTGTGCCGGTTTAAGGCCGGGACGAACAGCTTCGTGTGTGCAGGACATCTTTGCAAAGTCAATACCAGACAGGTTTTGACACCCGTTATGAAACTGAACAACTGCAACTCTATCTGCATTTAATTCAGACTTAGCATGTCTAAGCTTGGTAAGAACACGACTGTTCATATCAATGAGTGATGGAAAATCCTTTGCAAACTTTTTCGTCTCACGGGTAGCTACGCGCTTAAGGTAAGTAGACAAAGTTGCACATTCATAGATAATGAATGCAGTTCCTCCCAGCATCGCAAGTGATATATAGTCAGCGTCTTTTACTAAGCTTGACAGACCGTTAACGATCCCTAGTAAAATTTGACTATCCATAACTTTTCTTTATTTGCCTCTTGACAAGAGATAAATTAATGATTATAGTATTTATGTATACTATAACCTATTATATAGTATAATAACTATATATATTTTGTCAAGGGGTTATAGTAAAAAAATATATAAAAAGTGAAATAAAATGTCGATACTTCTAGAAAAAGACCGTAGGAAATTAAAGTGGCGGAGGAATCCTATACTGAATGAAGACACACCTGAACCTTATAAGATTCCTAACTGTAGGTGTCAGGTAGGTTTGTCAGAGTGTGAAGTAGAAGGACAGTGGGATAGAGGTCTGTACACAAAGGGTGACCTTGTTAACGATCTGAACATCTTCTTTAACTACCTGCCAGAAAGTGAAGTAAGCAGAATGGTTAACGTCATGATCTGGTGTTTGTCTAATGGTTTAAAGAACAGAGGAGGTATCGACCTTAAAGACTTTGCAGTCATCACTGTTGAAGAGAAGACGTACAGCAGACCTTTGACACAAGTAACACGTGACTGCTTTGGTGTGTCTAAGCGTGTGTCCCGTGCACCTAAGAAGAGGTACTTTGTCTTTAGAGAGTACCCTCAGCTTAAAGCTGTAGTTGTACCACGAACACCTGACTTCTTCCCCGGACATGAACGTACATGGTTTACATGGAAAGTGTCTGCAACAAACCATCCGTACTACTATGCAAGACACTGGCGTAGAGGTGCTCTGTATATGCAACAAGTCTTTGACAAGACCTTTGAATATACAGGGTATACAGACGAGTACATAGAGATGGCACAGAGTAACATCATAGAACCTTTTGGTACAGAGCGTGAACACATGAACACAGTTCACCTTGGCTTTGAGACACCACCTTACGTCAAGGCAGCTTACACAGATGAACTGATCAAAGTACCCCTTAACTGTGTGTCAAGTAAATACTTTACAAGTAACAAGGTCAAGTATGATGTCATGTTTGGTAAGATGACTAAAGAAGAAGCAAGTAAACATCTTCTAAGTAAACCAAGACAACTAGCTATAGACAAGAAAGAAGACTAAACGCAAGAAGCCCCCGGCTACAACAAGCACTATGCAAAGCATGGTCAAGTGTAGTACGGGGGCTTTCTTTATGGTCAGAACTTCTTAGTTAATCAGACTTAGTTTTTAGCAACAGGGGCGCTCGGCTCTATTTCACAACTAAGCTGTGCTTTCTTCTAATATGTCAGAGAGATACCAAGTTGAAAGAAGGTTGTACCCCATCGGGTCTTTCCTTTCCTTATCCTTCCGGCTACGTTCACCTATCCAACCGGCTTGTCTTACCTATCAACCAACCTAAGCAAATCAAAAAGATACAGATAGTATAATCATTCTTTTGCTGTTTGTCAAGGGGTTTGAGAGAAGAAAGTTTAAAAAAGTTAAAGAAAGTTTCATTCTGTCGCATCTTCACTTCGTGGTCACATCTCCGATGCTCAAGGGGAGGCCGGGCCGGTGACTAGTAGCTACTCCTGACTACTGTTGGTTACGTATGATGTAAGATGAGGGTAGCATGGTAAGTATACCTCCTAGACTTGTTCTGAACATATAGAACTATGAGATATAGAAATGATTATGATGCAGAGTCTACATCAAATCTCATTACATTCGATTATGATGCAGTCATTCAGCTAGAAATTTGTTTGTGATGTCTGTGTCATCTGTACCCCCGTGCCTCCGCTGTGTCCCACGGGTAGGGATGCTCCCCCTCCCCCTTGTGAAAGAAAGTACAGTGTGACTCCTAAGATTTGAAGTGTTACTCCTCGTAGCTGTTGGCTAGGTTATGGCTGGCTTGCGAGTGTGGTCAAAACTAAAGAACTCACCATCAATAGTAATCAATAGTATTAAGCAAGTGCTAATAGTTACTACTAGCGTTCAAACGTATCCAAACGTTTTCAAAGGTTAACTAAATCATATACTTATGGTAAGCATGGTACAAAAGTGTAAATGGTTTAGCATGTTTACATATAGGTTCAACTTATTGTACTCATGCGTTCCAAAGGTACAAATGTTTGAACCATGTCCTAAGTACCTGTAGTTCTTATGGTTCCGCACTATGTGCGTGTGCTATAAGCTCCACAAGCACCTGCCGGCGCGCCTGTCTTTTCAGGAGGTTACGCTAGTAACCGATAGAATGCATAGCATTCGTTGGTACAAAAAGTTGAACCTATAGGATAACCAATATTCAATAATTTCAACTACTTACAGTTTGGCACACGGCTTGCTATATAAGAGGCATCAAACGGGCGTAAGCTCATATGATACGTTCTTTTAGAAAGCGTTGAAAAAGTGCTTGACATAGCCGCAAGGCTCCTGTAGAGTCCATTTCAACGATGAACGTGTTCTTTCAAAAGTGCATAGCGTTTTTGTCCAGTACTTGCCTTTGTATTCAGTAACCAGAAGTAGACGGACATTAAACAACGTAAGTTGTTCTTTGCTTGCGAGTGCTACGGCGCTTTAAAGAGTAGTCGCCAGTCGGAATAATGAGCAACACGAATACAAACAAAGAGGGCAAAAAGTACTTGACAAGCGCAAAAACTTATGAGAGAACACTTTCAACAAGCTAACTCAATAGAGGCCGCCTTTAGTAGATGGATGTCTGCAAAGGATAGTACCATAGCCGCTTACTGCCGCCGTGGGAACGAGAGCATAGCCGCCTGAAAACGTAGGCTTGCGAGTTAGGTTTATACTACGGCACTAGCTTAGTGTGTCGTCCTGCTAGGATTGTAGCACATACACAAGTTACAATCATGCCAAGAGCTTAATAAGGCTCTTTGGAAAATCGGATTGCAGGTTTTGCGTTGGATGCGCGTAAAACTTAGCTTGTCTATGCTACCTTGCAAATTGTGCCTTGGGTGCGGTTTGCCTGTTAGTTCAAGCTAAGAAGTGCTCCAATGTACAGAAAAGCGAGGCTTGCTTATATACTCCTGTAAAGACAGGTGCGACGTATAAGCAAGAGGACGGAACAAGCTAACTGGCGGCCTTGTGCATACGTGCAAGGTAGGTTAGGGGTAAGTCCTACTTACAGCAAGCCTATAGTCTACCGATAAACCGTGAACGGTGTTGCAGATTTACAACCTAGCAATGCGATAAGTCGGCTCAAAGGGTAGACTGAAAGTAACCTTAGAAAAGTTACAGCCGTAGAGTATTGGCGTTAAAAGGATGCGTTCCATCCTGCGTTGGAGACAGTACAACGGCTATAAATAATAGACAAAGGTGTTCCGTCTGTAAACAGTTTGACAGTTGCAGGGGAATGGGGTGCCTTGGGTGCGTTATACCCTTGCAACCAGTCAAGTTGTTTCACAACTTTAGTTTGTCAAGTTGTTTAAATCAGGAGTTGACTTATGCACGATAAACCACAAGGTTATAAGAGGCAGGCTAATGCTCTGAATATCTGTAGGAATCAGGGCATGAATAACCTTTATCAAACGGACAAGGAAGAACCACGCCTTATTCCCGTGTGGAACAAGCGCGGGGAGTGTGTAGGCTTTAAGAACTCTCTTACAGGTTCCTTCATCAATCCCAACGATTTGCCTGTTGATGAAATTACAGGCTATCGTATTCTTCCGGGCATGGCAGACGTACCTTTTCTGTTTGCTGAATATGGACAAAACAAGTCTGTATCCGGTAGGCATGGCAAGCGTATCAACATACGCAAGGTGCGTACAAGCGAACGTCCACGCGCTAAGTATCGTACTGAAAACGTGGGCAGGGGTGAGACTATGGACAAGCAAGAGGGCTATTCCTGCGCTCTTGTGACTCTGGACAAGCCGCAAAAGGTTAGACGTGTTAATCGTCATGCTAAGGTCGTCGTGCATACGGAAGACGATTACGTCATGGTTACAACTCGGTCGGTTCGGCGTTTCCGTTAATCTGTTGATTTATACAAGGGAGAACCTTGCCTGTTCTCTCTTGCAATAAGGCAATGGACTTTTCAAACGACTATAAACCTTTAAAAATACGAGGTCTTACTATGAACGCTGCTATTGCTACTCCTATCGCTCCGGTTACTGCTGAGATTGCTACTGCCCCCGCCAAGATTACGGACTGGACTGAGGCAGACTTTCGCGCTCAGGTCAACGTCTTTGTGCATTCCCAAAAGGAATTCGTTAATGGCGTCACTCGCTGCACGCTTTACGCTGTTCGCGCCGCCATGATGAACAGCAACAACCAGCCTCTGAACTACATTCTTGGCAACCTTTCGGAAAAGCTCCGCCCGGCGTGGACGGCTTGGCTGTTCTACTTCGCGCCCTTCGCCTTGTCCGGGGGGAAGGACGCCAGCTCTATCACGCTTGACGATGGGACGATTGTTGACCTCAAGTCGTCCATCAAGCTGGTTGCCAAGCGTTGCGACGAATTGTGCGACGCCGCTGAAATTGACAAGCTCGCTCGCGATAAGGGCGGGAACGTCAACGACCCTGCGGGCATGATGCGCTTGTGTGACTACGTGATTGGTTCCCTGCGCTCTGCCCCGCGCTTCGACACGTGGAAGCGTGAAAAGTCTACCGGACGAGGTGACAAGCCCTTGACCGAAGAAGAAGTCATGACCAAGTACACCAGCATCACCAACAAGCTGAATAAGCTGTTGGAACAGGCGAAGGCGTCCGGTGTTCATGATGCCCGCAAGTTCCCCGGCATTGAAGCCCCGCATGGTTTGGACTACTACATCCAGATTCTGGAGAACGCGGACGAAAACGACATGAGCGAGGACGTGCTTAACAAGGTGCGTCTGCTTAAGGGGGAACGTCTGCCCTTTACGTCCCTGCTCAAGATGGTGTCTAACTGCGATACAACAAACCTGTCTGCCGAAGAAGAATACATCTACAATACCCTGTTGAACGCCGCCGTTGAAAAGGGTATCGAACTCTAAGCCCCCTACATTCACGTCACATTGAAGCCCCGATAGGCAAGTTCTTATCGGGGCTTTTGTTGTGCCATGAATCTAACAAAGGAGTAGACAACATGGGAACTGTCTTGCGTCCTGTCTATGATAACAACACCACGCTTGATTCATTCAGGGATGCCGCTCAATTGTATGACGGTCAATTGCTTACTTTCTATGAGGCACGTTTGCTCTGCCTCTGCCTAGGTGTAGACCTTCAACCGATAGACGAAACCTTTCTGTTTAAAGATTCTGACGGTGTTTCGTGGTGGCTGTACGCTGAACCGGACGGAACATTCACTGTACAAACGGAGTTGTAAACCATGCCAGACATCAAACAGTTTCTTTCAAGGCGTTACCTGCGCCTTGTAGACAATCTGTCAGAGTCCTTTCTACTGTCACAGTCCAT